TCCATCATCGCCGCTTGATCGGCGAGCGACATCTGACCGGCGAGCGCTTGGTTGCCTCGGTCGGCTTGCAGCGCCATCTCCGCTCCTGCCATCTGGCGTTGGATGTCGGCGTTCTGCACGTTTTGCGCGAAGGACAAGTCCTCCATATTGCGCTGGCGGCTATAACGGTCACGGTTCAGCAGCTCGGCGGCGAGACCGGCGCTTCCGGTTGCCATGCCGCGAGAGGCCATTCCGGCGCGGGCGGACTGCACGGCATCGCGGCTGGCTTCGGCAGAGAGTCGTCCGCCGCTGGCCACACGGTTCATAGCCTCGCCGACTAGCGACTGGCCGAGGGCACCGGCGCCGACCTCGCGGGCGCGAACATCGCCGACCCGCTGGGCATTGGCTCCGCGAACGTCACGCACCGGACCCATCTGCGCGGCGTTGGCCAGATTGGCGCGCACATTGCGGATGTTGGTCGGCGCGGAGACTTGATCCGGCCGGTAGGACATGGCGTTGGCGCCAAGCTCGCGCATCTGGTTTTCCAGTGCGCTCGGCCCCATGTCGCGGCCCATCTCATCGAGGATGGTCTGGCGGGCGAACTGGGAGTACTGGTTGTCGAGGTTGCGCGAGAGTTGGTCCGCTGTGCCGAACTGCATGCGGATATACTCAGGGTATAGCCGCTTGATCGCCGCCTCTTCTTCGCGGGTTTGTGCTCGGGCCACGCGAATCGACGCGGCTGCCATTTTGTCGTAATCAATCGGTGCCGGTGCCTGTGGCACCGACTGTTGCGCCGGTGACGATGGCCGTCCTCCGAGTCCTAAAAATCCTCCTCCACCTCCCATAGTTTTATCCTCCTACTTTTGTTATTAGTTTATTCCAGTCGTAGACTCGCGGTTCAAAGCTGCCACGTCGGCACCATGCCGCGTATTGCTGCGGGCGTGTCGCCACACGCATAAACTCCCGAACAGGGTTTGCGCGGCCAACAGCAGCAGCCAGAGTGACGAACCAACAATTTGGCTCGCCGCTTTCAAAGCACTTCTCCTCCGCGTTCCACCGCAGCTCGCTGGCCAGCAGAAAGACTTCCGGTGTGGCGTGGACTAAGCCGCTGCTCAGATGCTCGCCGACAAGCTCCCAGAAGTCTTGCGTGCTGTGGTTGTCCCACCAGTGTTTTGCCTTTTGCCATGTGGTCATCGGAAAATGGCAACGGAAACATCGTCGGGGTCGAAATACCCATTGTTTGATGCGTTAGCGAATGCGGTCACTATTCGCACTGCTGATGTTGTCGTAAATGTGCGACCATCAACGGTGTTTGCAGAAAACGCGGAATTAGAGTTTGAAGCGGTAGTAGCGTGTGTTGAATAATTTGCGTCCGGCATCGCGGTCGTGAAGTTTACCGTATACTGCCCCTGCGCAACTCTTGTAACGCTTGAGACGTTTCCAGACGCACGGATCAATCGGTTGGTGTTTGCGGTCGAGGCTTCGCCCGCTGTGTTTTTTGTCCCATCAAAATTCACCCAAGCCCTGCACGCATAAATGGGCGGGTCGTTGTCGGCGTTGAGTGCCTTTTTGATCTCACCGGCATTGGCGGCGAGAGAGAGCTTGTCGTTGGTGACGCTGTCGTCGGCGATCCGCGCAATCGGCAACGTGCCAGTCGTGATCTTGCTGGCGTCGATGTCGCTGGCCAACTTGGCGTTGGTCACGTTGGCGTCCACAATCTTCGCCGTGCTGACACTGCCGTCCGCGATGGCGCTGGCGGTGCCTGTGACGTTGCCGGTGAGCGGCCCGCTGAATGCTGTGGCTTTGACCGTGCCGTTGACTTCTAGGCGTTCGGTAGGATCGTTGTTGTTGATGCCGACGTTGCCAGAACTTCTTGAGATGTGCAGGACTCGTTCAAGAAACGCTCCAGCATCCGAAAATCTATGCAGGAATAAGTTTGAACCAGCATTGGAACCGCTTTCTGCGTCATCGGTGGCCCCAATGTCCCAGCGCCCTACGCCGTTTGTTTGAAAAGCAAGATAGCGATATGTAGACGCCGCGCCACTAATTACACTTGCGAAAGCAGAACGAATGACCCCAACAACATCTAGTTTTATTCCGGCGCTGGGCGCAGCGCCAATACCCACACTTCCATCCGCCGTAACCACAAACGGCGTAGCGTCAGGATTCGCCGAGTCCTCCACCACCAGCGCATTCCCGCTGCCGGTCTGCGTGATGCGCACGGCGTCGGTAGAGCTATTGTCCTCTACAGTCAGCTTAGATGCTGGAATGGTTGTGCCGACTCCTAAATTGCCTCCATTGATAAAGCTGGCTCCAGAGCTGCGCATAACAGCAGCCAAAACACCAGAGCTTGGGCGGACGCCAACTTCCATGTTGTTGGATGCGTCAACATAAAGCCCGCTTTCATTCGATATGCCATCTGACTTAGCCAAAACCGCCCATCCGGCGGATGCGCTCTGGCGATTACCGTGTATTGGGGCCAGTGCGGACGACGTTCCACCAGCAACGAAGCCTGTTGTAGTAACATTCTGACTGCCAAAGTTAGGCGCAACCTTCGTTCCCGCAATCGCCGCCGAGGCATTGATGTCTGCATTAACAATAGTGCCGTCCACCAAGTTGTCCGAGGCAACCGTGATCGCCGCAGGAAGCGCACCTGTGGCGAGCTTGCTAAGAGCAATCGCCGCATCGCTCTTAATGTCAGCGTTGACAATGTCTTTGACGTTGCGAGCCGAGTTGAGCTTGGTCGGTGTGACCGTGTCGCCGGACGTGAATGTGTAGTCGAATGATGCCATAAGTTATGCTGCGTTGCGGGTTTCGGTCGGAGGCTGGCTCTTGGGGCTGGCCTCAATGCTGGCGGATCTGATTTCCGGCCGCCCTCCGGATGTTTCGTAAATGACTTCGGCGCTATGCGCCTTGTAGCGCACCGGCGCCTTCATGTTGTAGTCTTCCAAGCTGCCGGTGCTATTGGTCAGCGTGCCGACCGTTGTTTCGGTGTCAGGGTTGATAGTCTTTATCTTCGTGCTGACGCTGGCGCCTGCTGGAATGACCACATCGGCGATAGTGCGGAGGAAGCGCTTGGAGTGCATGTCGCCGAAATCGTAGCGGCGGGTCTTGAGGCTGCCGGTGACAGGGTTGCTGCCGACCAAGCTGCTCGCCGCATTGGCGTCCACGGCAGTGTTTTCTTCCTCAAGCAAGTAGAGGTTGCCAGAGCGGGGGATTGAGAACACGCGGCGCTGGTTATCGTAGGTGCCGACAAGGATCTGGTTGACGCTGGCGCTGCTCGGATAGATGTCGCGGTATTCCCATGTGTCTGTCAGGGCGTTCCAAGCAACCACCAACTGATTGCCGTCGAGCGGGTCGGTGCTGGTCGGGAGCGCAACCAGATAGCGGTTGCTGTGCCAGATGCCGAAGGCGCTGCGCTCTACGCGGGACTGCACCACTTGGCTGAACAGGTCGGCGATGGGTTCGGAGAGCGGCTTGGTGTCGCCGCGAACCTTGAGGTCGAGGGCGCGGTCTAAGCGGTAGATGCCTGCGTCACTGAGGAAGAAGACAAAGTTACCGGCGGTGACGATGGTGTTCCTTGCACTGCATCCGATTTCGTTGGTGAGGAGCGTGAGCTGTGACACCGGAGTATCGACCGAGAAGTCGCTGCCATCGGTGGAGGCGAATTGATTGAGCGTGGCGAGCCAGATGCTTTTGCGGCAGAAGACGAGGGCTTGGCCTTCAACCCAAGGATGCACGGCGACAATGCGGTCATCGCCGCCTGCGCCTGCGCGGAAGCTGTTCCAGAACGGATCGTAGAGGTCGGGATCGAGAACGTCGCTGATACCGACCGTGTCGCGGTTCTTGGCGATCCAGAGGCGGTTGTTGTGGTAGCTGGCCCAGCCGACACTCGGCATGGTCGTGTAGGTGACGCCTGCGGCGGGAACGCCTGCGGTGGCGCGGACGAAGTTGCCGCTGCCGCCGTCCCAATAGATCGGCGGCTTTGTTCTCCGCACCTTGATCGTGGCGGCGGCGTGCGTGGCGGTGCCGGATGGAACGGTAATCTCAAAGGAGTTGGTATTAAGGTTGGTGCCGAGCACTCGGAACTCATGGCCGTCAAAGGCGGGCGTTGTAGAGCCTTCAATGCGAACGGTGGCTCCTTCGGGATAGCCGTGGGCGTTCACGTTGACCGTGGCCGTCGTCGAGGAAACGGTAATGCCGGAGGCTGTTGTCAGCTTTTCCTCGTAGCCGGTGGCGGTGCGGGAGGCTTCGCGGAGGATATACAAGCGATCAAAGGCTTGTAGCACGCTGACAGTGTCGGTGCCTTCGATCTTCTCGGCGGGGCTGGTCGGATAGGTCTTCACGACCGGAGATTGTCCCTGCCGGTAAAGCGTGGCGCTGTCACTGCCAGCCAGCACGATGTATTCGTTGGCGTTGTCGTAATTCTGGCTGGCGAAGACGCCTGCGGCATAGAGTCCGCCGTCATAGCTGTCGCGGACTTCGGGGCCGTTGTTGGCAACGATGGTGCCGGTGGCCGGTGTCGCGGGACTGCCGATAACGGTGTAGGTGAAAGTGTTGGCTCCGGTGACAGTGATGAGGAAGTCGCCGTTGTAGTCCGTCTCGACGGCACCGCGAATGTTCACTTGGTCGCCGCTGGTGAATCCGTGGGCGGTCGCCGTGACGGTCGCGGTGGTCGAGGCGCGGGTGATCGAGGTGACGGTTTTGTCTGTGCCGAGGGTGAAATCGAGAGTCAGCGGGGCGCCGGTTGTCCCGATGGTATCGGTGAGGCGCTTGCTGCCCTTGCGGGTTTGGGCGACTCCGCGATCCAAGCGCATGTTCACGCTGTCTTGCAGCATGCCTGCGGGCAACGTCAGCGGGTTCAAACGAGAAGCGAAGCCGAGGAAACCGGCGTCACCATCGCGCTGCACTGGACTCTCTAATGCCATTAGTTAAGTGCTGCCTTGAGTCTGCTTTTGAACCGCGCTGCGTCGGCGGGAGAGATGTCGTTTTTGCGATTGGGGGCGATTTGCTGGTGAGTCACGATGCGGCTCATCGGGATGTGCCACTTCTTCATGCGGGGCACGATGTATTGGATGGCGCTGTCCATCGCCGCCTCACCGAGCGGGTCTTCGTATGTATTGCCGTCCCATGCCAATCCGAGGGAATAGCTGTTGCAGTCGGGAACGCCCTGCCATGAGCTGATGCCTGCATGCCAGCAGCGCGCCGTATCGTTGGCGAGGACGGTGCGGTTGCCGTTTCGGGCGATGATGACGTGGTAGGACACTTTGCTCTCAGGGTTCATGCACCAAGAGACGGAGCCGTTATAGCTGCCGCTTGTATGGTGCAACACGATCATGGTCGGCGTGATGGGTCTGCCGCTTTTGTTCGGCGTGTTGAGACGGCGTTCGTCGTAGGCTGTGCTCGCGGCGGGTGTGGAGGCGGTTGTGGATTCTAATGGCAAGCTCGGCGAGGCTGGCGCTGGGCCAGTCGCGGACGGCTTTCCAAATAGTCTCTTGATCCACTTCCACATTGCTTTACTTCGCGTAGCCTTTGGTGCTCGGCGTGACGGTCACGGTTGCCTGCTGCTTCAGAAAGTCATACCCGATGGTCACGCAACCAGCCGCAGCGACAGCCCAGCTCACGGCGAGGATCGCAACTGCAATGGCTTTTGTGACGCGGGCGCTCATGGAGTCAGAGGCGGGCGGTCGAATCCTTCGCTACAATTAGCCCCCAGCCCGCGAGTAGACTTGCGGTTACGAGGCCGAGGTCAGGGATGCTGCCATTGGCGAGGAACTCGCGGCCAGCGGTGCTGAGTGAGGCGATGATTGTGAGAACCCCCAAGAGGCTCGTTTTCCAGTTTCTCATTTCTTTAGTTCTTTCTGTTTCTTTCTGATGTCGTGCAGGACGCTTATGAGCGTGGCCAGTCCGACCAAAATTCCTATAATTAGTCCGCCTATACGGAGGGTTGCTTCCAAGTGGGGCAGCATGCTGAACACCGAGGAGCCGATGGACGTAGCCGTGCCGATGACGCCTTTTTCCGTCGTGCTGAAATTATGATGAAAATACTGCAAGCTCATCGGTTGGCTCCTCAATGGGTTTACTTGCGGTAGGCGATGACCGTTCCACTGTGCAGCTTGATGGCGCTGAAGTAGCCGTCGATGGTCGTGCCCGCCTTGATGAGCGCGGCGCTGGCCTCGGTGGCGTTCGCGGCGCCGGTGAGGTTGCCGGTGAGCGTGTGGAACTTGGTGTCGGTCATCACGTCGATGGAGACGATGTCAGCGGTGACGGTGTTGGTGTCGCCGATGAATTGGCTGCCGGACGTGCGGTTGGTGATGCGGGTATTCGGGTGCATAATTTAGTATTGGTTGACGCGAGCCGTCCACATGCTGGGTTGGCCCTGTTGGAAATAGTATTTGTCGCGCTGGGAGATCAGCTCGGATTCGGCCATCTGTTCCATGGCGAGCGCCTTGTCGAGCTGGCCGTCTTCGGTGAGGAGATCCGAGGTCAGCATGAGCGCGACTGCTTTTGCTATGACGGCGGGCACGGTCGCGGAGAGGTTGCTTGCGCTGTATTCGGTCGGGCGGATGCGGTAGTTGACCCAGACGCTAGTCGGCAGGTCGGTGTCTTCGGGGAAGCGAATGGCATCTCCGAGGAGCGTAAAGCCAATGGCGCGGGGCGCGGCGTGTGTCGCCGGATTGTCGCGCAGGACCGCAAACACTTCGCCCATCGGTGTGGGCGTTGGCGATCCTGTCTGCTCGTAGTCAATGTAATAGCCGGTCGTAGCATCGCCCTGCACGGTGCGACTCTCGACGCGCATGAGTTCTGGCCAATCCGCCCACTCCCAGCAGTCCGCAATGCGCTCGTTGGCGGCGGCGGTCATCATGGTTCTTGCGCTGGATGGGATGTTGGAAATATCCGAGCCGTCGTTGCCTGCGCGTTGCCATGCGCGGAGGAGGATGGATTGTAAGGTGACGGTGCGCATTAGCTGTTGAGTGCGTTCATGGCCGACTGCACGGCGGATTCAAAAGTGACACTGGGATTCGGCCACGATGCTTGCGGCGCCGGATTGGCGGCGAACATGGTGAGTATCTGCTGTAGGTATGCTTCGACGGCGTCCAGCTCGGCGCAGGTTTTGCCTGCGGCGGTGAGGGACTGGCGCAGATACAAAAGTGTGGGCTGGCGGTCACCTGCGAGGCCGACACTGCGGAGGTGTTCTTCGGCGGTGATCGGATCGGCTTCCGGCGCCGGTGCGGGCGGAAGTGTGGCAAGGTCGAGGTCGGCCAAGCGGACGGCGGATGTTCCGGCGGGCGGTTGCCACTTCGCGGTGTCGCCGTCCCACAGGACGACGTTGACGAGGTGTCCGGCGGGTTGAGCGAGGATGGCGTATTGCTCGGTCATGGTTAGAAATAGGTTGTCACTATGACGAGGCCGTTGCCGCCGGTGCCGCCGGCACTGCTGCCGCCTGCGCCGTTAACTGCGCCTGATCCGCCGCCGCCGCCGCCGCCATAGAGTCCGCCGTTGCCGCCGGAAAATCCTGTATGCACTGCGTTATCGGAAGACATGGAACCGCCGCCGCCGCCTGTTCCTGCCCAACTGCTCTGTGAGCGGATGCCAGCGGGGCCGCTTGAACCTGCCGAAATCGAGGGCGCGGATGTAATGCCGGTGTTGGTCTGGCCGATGTCGCCGCCTTTGCTGCCGACGCCGTTTGTGGAGCTTCCGCGACCGCCGCCGCCGCCGCCGCCGGTTGGTAAATACACACTGGCGGCAGCGTTGGATGGCGCGCCGGAAGATGCTACACCGGCAGCGCCAGCTGCCGTGCTGGCGTTGGTTCCGTAAAACAAAGAAGCCAGTGTCGTGGCTGCGCCCGCGCTGCCGCCCGACGATGATCCGCCGCCGCCTGCGGAGCCGCCACGGGCCTTGATGAAACTGCCAAAACTTGATTCGCCGCCAGCCGTTCCGTTGGCGCCGTTGGTGTTGTCGGCTGAGTCTACTGCGCCAGTGCCGCCAGCGCCGATCGTGATTGTTTCGGTCGAGCCGAGAAAAGCCGGATCAACGTATCCCGCCGTAATTCCTCCTCCTGCGCCGCCGCCGCCGCCGCCGAGGCTGTTGTTTTGCAAGCTGCGACGGCCCGCGCCGCCGCCGCCGCCGCCGCCGATCAAGAGGTAGTGGACGAGTCTGGCTCCGGTGGGTTTTGTCCAAGTGTCGTTCGATGTGTAGATGCGGGTGTCGGTGAGTTGGCCGGTGAGCGCGATGGTGCCAGAGCTGGCGGGGACGGTTAATGTGACGGTGCTGGACGTGGGGACGTTGGCGCCGACATTGAAGGCCAGCGCCTTGGTCGCATCGCTGTTGTCGAAAACCAAAAACTTATCGTCCGACATCACGTCGAAGAAGGACGTGTCGGTGAGCTGGTAGTCGTTGTCGCGGGAGGCGCCGACGATGGCTTTACGCACATAGACGCCGGCTTGTTTGTAGGAGCTGAAGGGCCACGTTCCGGAATTTGACCGGACGAGCCATCGGCTATCGAGGGCCGCCGATCCGTCGAGCGGGAGGTCGGCATAGGTTGCCACCTCGCCGGCGAAGAAGGCAGAGCCGCCGCCGCCTCCGCCAGAACCTTTCTGGTCGAAGTTGCCGGTGAACGGATTGAAGGCGAAGCCCATTACAAATTAGAAATTGGAGATTTAAGAGCGGGTGACGGTGGCGATGCGGGCGTCATCGCTGGACGGCGTGCCGCCGACGTAGGTGAAGGTGAGCGTGGCGACTGTTTGGGCGCCTTCCTTGTAGACCACCGTGGAAAGATTGTTTGTCGTGGAGACGTAATTCAGCTCAACCGCGTTATGCTGCGGAATATTTAGTCCGGCGATGTTTCTGACGGAGACGTTGGGATGCATGGGATGGGGAAGTTGGCAGTGGTCAGTTGGCAGTTGGCAGCAGGAGCATTAAGCGGAAGGAGCGGCGGGCATGCCGAGTTGCTGGTCTTGCTGGAGCTTTTGCAGCGCGGGCTGGGCGCCGGTGCGGCCGATGACGGCGTTTTGCTGCTGCTGCAACTGGAACTGGAAGGCTTGTGCTCTTGCGTCGATCATGCTGCGGAAGATTTCGTCTTGGGCGTAGCGCTGCTGGACGGCGGGGTTCGACTGAATGATTTGCTGCAAGGTTTGCAGTCTTACCTGCGCGTTTTGGCCGCCCTCTTTCAATGGCGGTTCGGTGCCTGCGGCGATTTTTGCGAAGGCGGTTTGTTCGTCTTCTTGCTCCATCTGCGTAGCGGCGCCGATGTCCCTGACGAGGAGGTTGGCGAGGTTCTGGTCTACGCTGCCGAGCATGACCTTGATCAATTGCGCTCGGTCGATAACCCCCATGGAATCCAGAGGCACTAGATTTTGGGTCAGGAACGTCATCTTGGCCTCCAAGGCGGCGTTATCGAGGGTTCTCGCGTCGAACTCGGCAGTGATGTCATAGCGACCGCGGATGTCGGCGGCGCCTTCAGCTAACGGCGTGGCGTTTCCGGTGACGCGAGAAATTTCCTCCGGCAGCATATACTGCTGCGCCAAGGCGAGGATCTGGATCATCATGACCTTCATGTCGAGGAGCCATGAGTCGGCCAAGTCCTGCATGTGAAGCATGGCGATGTTGGGATTCACGCTCTCGGTCATGCGACCGAAGTAGCGGTCAACGTCCGCGCGGGTTGCCTGCTCGACCTCGATACTGCCTTGGTCGAACGGCGGCGGCGTCATCCAATTGATCTCATTCGGACGGCGCTCAGGGATCTGCATCGCCGGTCCGAGGACGAGATCCAGACGGCCGCGCGAGGCGGGTACCTTGAGGGGAGGGATGATGGAAATGCTTGCGCGGTCAACGCGGTAGTCGCGCTGCACCTTCACCTCTTCCTGCGCCGACTGGACAATCTCAGGGATACCGCGGCTTTCGAGGAGCGGGCGGGTGTTGCGCTCGCGGGGCAGCTCGATGAAGGGATACATCTGATGCTCGTAGGGCATCAGCTCATGCAGGGCGACGGAGTCGGTGATGCTGTAGTTGACGACAGTGCGGGTGACCTTGGTCGCTCCGGTGCGGTCGTCGTGCTCCTTGCGGTAGACGTGCCACACTTCGATCAGGTCGCGCATCTGCTCGTACAGGAACTGGTCCGAGCGGTGGATGTTCATGTGGATGCGCTTCATCTCGCCGCGATGCTTAACCGCGCGCTCGACCCACTCCTTGTCCCAGCCTTCCAGCGCGGCGCGCTCGCGCAGCTCGAACTCGCTGAGTAGCTCGCGGCGGGCGATGAAGGGCGCCCTCTGCAGGGAGTCCGTCTGTATTGGAAAAATCACGTCCTCCCATGCTTCCAAAGCACGCACCACCGGCTTGCTGGAAAAAATATAAGGACTCTCCCACTCGACCTCGCCCCTCTCGCGGAGCTGGCGAACCTTGGAGACGCTGCCCAGCTCCGGCACCACCTGACCGAGAAGCTCCGCGGCCAGCTCTTCCTGAGCCGGATCAAGAACGACTTCGAGGAGCGCCTGCAGGTTGGGATCTTGCGTCTCCTCGATCATCATCATGGCCTCTTCGAGCGTGAACTTCTTCACCTCGACGCGGGTCTGGCGTTCCCAGTCCACAGCCATGACAGCGAGGCCGTAGGTCTCTCGAAACTCTGCAGCCAAGCGGATCTCGCGGCGCATGTCGTCGGCACAGTGGCTGTGCAGGAGCCAGCGAAGCACAGTCTCGGCGGCATTCTTCTTGGGGGCGTCCATCACCTCGACCGGCTGCACCTGTAGGCGCGACTTGAAGAATGCGGACGTGAGCGAAATCACCCGCTCCCGAATGATCGATTCGGCCAAACGGACGGCACAGTCACTACTATTCTCCCAAGGAAAAACCTTCTTGCCGTAGAAGGCTTGATGCTTGCGGCCGTCGTCGCTCTGTCCGGCCCAGATACAATACCTGACGTTGAAGTTTTTGAGCTTGCGATGCAGGTAGCCGGAGCCGTCGTGGTCCGCCTGATCGATGTCGCTGATCATGCGCGTGATTTTGTCGCGGTCGAGTTTCATTAGATCAGGACGGTGGTTTTGCGCGGTGTATACTTAATCGCGCACTCAGGGTTCCGTTTTAGAAACCAGTGGCGGAATGTTTTGTCAGACCAGCAGCCGTCACCTAGATGCTTCTGCCATGCAAAATAAGCATCGGCCGGAACGTCCATAACGTGCTGACCGATGCCGTCTACAGTGCAGTGTTCTAACTGGTCGTTGACCTGTTTGGCTTTGCGAGC